TGCCTGGGGAGGAGCCATTCCTGGATCCATGCCTGGCTGTGGTTGACCTTGGAATAGGTCCGATGTCGGCTGCACCGCAGCGGGCCCTGCGAGAATGGCCAGTAGTCCTGTCATTGCCATCTTAGTCTGCTCGAGAGCCATAGACGCGGACATCATCTTCTGGGAGATCATATCCAGGTCCTGGGTCAGGCCTGTAATCGGGTTACCCATAGCTGGCATCATACCTGCCTGAGCTAGCTTATTCAGCTCACCATAAGCTACGCGCTCACCGAACTCTTCCTTAATAACTGCGAGAAGACCTGCAGTTTTCGGGTTGGCGGACTCAATAGCGGAGCCGATAACACCGGGCGTATAATGCCACCGCTCGCTTGCAACCTTCACCATGTCATCCAGAGACGCGAGTGTGGCTGTGTAGTTGAAGATCAGCCCGTCCAGATCACTCTGCTGGTCCAACATGAGCCGGTGAGTGTTGGCTGCCTTATGGTCTGTTACTTCTCTAGAGTCTGCCGAGGCGGTCTTTTCCATCTCAGTAGCGAACACATCGCCGATCTCTTGTCCAGGAATGTACTTGTCATCGTTCTTAGGGAGAGCCACAACGTGGGCTACCTTCTCTTTACGGTCACAGTTTGAGTAGATGGCCTCTGCATCAGCCACAGGGAAGTTTACGTTCTTCCCATATCCCTTCTTGAATAGAATGTGGAACGTGGCGACGTTAGCGTGCTCTACAACACGCTTGGTCTGCTCCAGGTTCAGGCCTGCCTCTTTCACCATTGTCTTAATGGAGTCGTTCAGGGTTTTTCCTGAGCGCGAGTATTCCATAGCAGCACCCTTACCGAGCTCTTTTAGCTTGTCGGAGGAGACGCCAAGGTCTTGCTTACTCATTAAGTATGATTCTAGGTCCATGGTCTCACCTATCGTCAATGTCTGGCGTGAGGATATCAGGCCTCGGGTGCATCATCATTGACACTAAAAAGCAGTACAGCATCGAGTGGAGGGTGTCATCGGTAGTACCTGGGGTTCTATCTACGACGGTAACTCTCCTCGCATTATTGTACTCCTTGAAAACAGATAGCAAATCCTGTGCGAATGGGTGTTCCCAACATTCCCATTTAGGGAATTCTATCTCATCCTTACGGTTAATAGCGTTTATCAGCGCCATTAACACCTCGGACCGATTCACCATCCAACGCATTAAATTCTTGTCGAAGTAAACTCTCTTAGTATTTACGTATTGGTAGCGGATGATCTTCCGAATACCGAAGTCACGGATCAGCTCGTCATTGCGGTCCAGGCCACCACCGTAATCGACACCGACAAGCTTAATCTTGTAGTCGTGGATTAACTTTTTGATGATCGGCATCATGTTTACTTGCGTCGATTCCTCACCAACAAAGCGCTTCATGTATACGAAGGAGAACTTGCCTCCGAAATAGCCACCGATAGTGACAACGGTTTTACTATCTCCGTCAGAACCCCAGTCGATACCCATCCATAGATGTGTGGCTCTCTTAGCTAGGATCGCACCCTGCTCGAAGGTATAACCACCTGAGCATTCTTGGAGCGTATCGGTCGTAAGAAGCTTCTCGCTGGAGTCGTACTCCATACCCAAAACCTCATTATAGAACTGGGCGGTGGTGTAGCGGTGCATGGTATCGATGACTTCGTCCCAGCTCACCCAAGGGGTGATTACCTGAGGGATGCGGTAGCCTTCGAATGGTAGGGGGGTAGGTGGGTTGTCTAGCCACGACTTGGTGCGCATAGACGCCCAACGCGCTTCGGGGTGGGCGGGGTAGATTTGGTTACCGCAACGCTCACAGATAAGATGCTTCTTACCCACATTCTCCAGCCTCACGACAATCCAATGTCTTGGGGTGTGGAAGTCGCAGGGAATCACCCACTCGTATTGCGTCGAGTACGCCTGCCAGTATTTGGCAATAGTATTATCTACTGACTTAGGTGTACCCGAGTAACGTTTGTATCTAAACGTGGAGTGCTTCTGGGTCTCTTCGATTACGGGGATGATGTCAGTGAGGATGTCCTGAAGCTCGTCTAGGCAGAGTAGATCAACTTTAGGGATACCACGGGTACGGTCGGCGTGGAGGAATGCATATCGAAGGTCGATCTCAGAGCCGGTGATGAACACCTTTCGAAAGACAGATTGTACGCCTGGGATGAATGTACGAATCTTCGCACTGCTCTCAATGGGTTTGTTGATCTTATCTCGAGAGAAGGTTTCAGTCTGAGACTGAGTGGGGGTCACCAGTAACGACCTAAAGTGGCGTCTAAGGATAGAGTAGATAAGGAGCAGATTACCTAAGTAGGTGGACTTCTCGCTCTGCCGAGCAAACTTCAGTAAGACTCGACGTGCGGAAGTGTCGTATACAGGCAGTAGATATTCTCTCCCCTTAAAGGAGAACGGAATGAGGTCCCCGTCGTCGTTAGGCAGATACATCATCCTTGATGTAAATTCGGATGGATACAGCTTAGCCATATCGTTCTTAGTAATTTCTTGGGATAGTCTTGGACGTACACGCATGTCAGATAAATTTAACTCCGTTATAGGCTGCCTATCTAGAGCGCTAGGCAACACTATTATCTCATTCGAGGTCCTTGAGGAGGTCTGCCATGCTAGGTGTAGGCCCAAGCTTCTTACTACTGCTGATATCCACAACCTCAAACGGGTTATACGCTACTTCCATCCCACCGCTAGGGTTAGCTACCGATCGCGTACGGCCACGCTTACGATTAGGCTCTGACTCATCGAGATCGTTTAGGTCGACGAATGAATCACAAAGGAAGTCTTCTCGGACCGGGACGTCGTACATATAGCACTCGCCGTCGCCTTTCCAAGATCGACCAGACATATAGCCGAAGTGTGCGCATCCAGAACAGCGTTCATAGGGGGTACCTATACGCAGATTCGGTGCGATTCCTATTGGCTTAGTGATCCGATCAAGTACGTTACCCACCAACCATCCTCTTGAAGAACGACGGCTTTTTGGGTGCAGGTGCCGCCTTCTTATATTCGTATCGTACATTTCCCTTTGCGTCAACGTACTTACGGAGGTACTTGTGTGGTTGCTTGATTACGTCATAGAACTGCTTAGTGGTTTTGTGCTTCCGACCAGCCACATTATACATCCACTCATCTGTGGTGCGTGGGGCTTTTCTACCTACGAGCTTACCTAGAAAACCAGGTGTTTTAGACGTTGGGGCTACGCTCATATATCTACGGGTATCCACCACCCTCTTCTCAGGAGCACGGAACTCCTGCCCACCAAGACGTCTAGCTCTGGCTTCAGCCTGGAGGATGCGTTCGGGGTTAAAGTGGCCATCTAGTGCATAGAACGCTGTGGCATTCTTGAGGTCCAAGCCCTCAGCTCCGGCACCGGTTAGAACGATTACGCGCTTGCTGCCCTTCTTGAATTCTGTGATGCCTGCATTCCGGCTCATCTCAGTCACTTTGGAACCACCGACGTCAGTACCTTTACCGACGAATAGTGCGGGCTGGATACCCATCTTACGGAGCCCAGCAACCAGTACGTCCGCTCCACCACGAACCAGGTTGGAGTAGAGGACGACCTTATGATTGGGATCTAGGTCCAAGTGAGACTTAGTATCACTGAGCATCTTCTGCACTTTAGGAGTGCGGTGTGCGCTTTGCTCTAGCGATACGTCTGACCTACCTGAGCTCACGCTGTTGGCCATTCTCCTGGCCTCGGTTAGTTGCGCAAATAGGAGGTTGGCGTCCTTGACGGTGATGTTCTTATCGCGTCGTGCGATAAACTCTTTGGCAGGTCCGAGTTTGTTTAGTGCTAGCTGGTATAGCTGGAACTGCTCATCGGACATAGGAACCTTAACGTTCTGTACATCCTTGCGGGGCATGCTCTTGCCCTTCATATCCGACGTGGTGACATAATCAATTCTAGGAGCGGTAACCTTGGCGATACCTGCCTCGTTCTTAGGGCCGATTACCTTCTTAGTCCTACCACTGAATCCCTCTTCGAACCCAATCGTCTGGGTGAACTTACGCTTAAACTCGCGTGGGGACATGCCTCGCATACCCTCACTAATTGTGAGTAGTGTGGCGATCTCTTGTGGATTGTTGTTAACCAGTGACGCAGTTAGTCCAATGAAATTAGTCGAGTGCGCCCTAGCTGCCACCGCTGCCTTAAACACACCCGCCTTCTCATTACGCACCTTGTGAAACTCGTCGAGGATCAGTGTATCAGCACCGGTTGCCTTCATGAGACCGATGGGGTCCTTACGGAACATTGAGTAACTGACCACGGTGTAGTCTTTGTCACTACCGACAGACCCCATGGGGACACTGCCCGCTCCGGAACCAATTATCTGGTGAGAGCTAGTTGTAAACTTCTCCACGCCATTCTTGGCAAAGTTCTTCCTAAGGCCAGCAGGGGTCACTACTAGTGCCTTAGTAGCCTTACCCTCATGACGCATCTTCTCGAAGCCGTACACGGCGGTGACGGTCTTACCAGTGCCCATTTGGTGAGCAAGGATAAGCTTGCCCTTGTTGGAGAAGAGCTTATCCACCGCAGACGCCTGATGGGGATATGGCGCAAACCACTCCTTCATCGCAGGTATGTCAGTACCGCGCTTCTTCTCTACTGGCGCACCTTCAGCGTGCTTCTCTATGTACGAAGCTAAACTCATTATCGTTTCTTTCTCGATTTCTTCTTTCTGTTGGTACCGGCCAGGTGACCAGC